CACGGTCTAGCCCCGGACCGCCCGGCCGCCGCGCAGGACCCGGCCGACGCCCGGCTGGAACTTGCCGCCGCCGGCCTGGGGCTCGTTGCCCTTGATGCCGGGCAGCTGCGGGCCGCCGGAAGCGTAGCCGTCGTCGTTGGCCTGGGTCCAGTCGGCCGAGCCGCCCACGCTGTCGCCCACGGTCTCGGACTCGTACGTGCCGGTGAGGTAGGACCCGGCCCGGGTGAAGGACACTGAGTCGGGACCGCCGCCGGTCGTGGGCTGGGTGCCCTGGGTGCCGGGGGCTCCGGTCTCGGTGATCTGGGCCTCGGAGATACCGGTCAGGCCGTCCTGGGTCTGGCCGGGCTCAGTGGTCGCGTCCGACCCGCCGGTAGCGCCCTGGGTGCCGGGGGCTCCGGTGCCGGCCGGGAGCGGGCCGCCGAAGATGCCGTGGTCGGTGCCGGGCGGGTACTGACCGGGCTCCAGCGTCGGGTCCGTGCCCGATCCGCCCGAGCCCGAGACCTTGGTAGTGGTGGCAGCCTGCGTGCGGCTGTCGTAACCGGGGTAACTGGCCATCAGGATGGCTCCTCTGCTCGGGAGCCCGGCTCCGTGATGGCCGCGGGCGGTTTATCGCTTGCTCCCCAGGATACCCCGGGGCGGGTTTTTACAGCCTGCCGCCGTAGCGGCTCATCAGGTCGGCCTTGGTCATCGCGGCAGCGGCGTCCGGGTCAGCCCCGGTGCTGATCGCGTAGTCGATCCAGGCCTGCTTCGGCGCGGACGGGCCGGGGGCCTCGGCTACCGGGGTCGGTTCCGCGGCATCGTCCTCAGCGTTTCCTGCGCCCCCGGCCTCGTCCTTATCGGCCACGTCCGGGGCCAGACTCGGCAGCTCCCCGGGCGGCTCCCCTTCTGCCGCGGTCGCGCTTTCCTGCTCCGCGGCGGCTTCGGCAGCCAGCTTCTCGCCCTCGACCTGGGACGGCGGGCGCGCGTCCAGCTTGGACGGGTGACCGGGCGTGGGCTGCTCGGCCAGGCTGTCCATGACCGCCTTCGCGTCCCTGCCGCTGGCCACGGCGACCTCGGCCCGGATCAGGCTGGCTCCCTCGTCGTCGGGAACCTCGATCGTGCCCCCGGCGGGCGGCCACGGCACGCCGTTGCGCCCCCCGGAAATGTGAGTCAGCATCCGCACGAGCATGACCGGTGTTCCTTCCTGGCTGCCCCGGCCCGGCCCGCGGGCGATACGCCGGCGCGGGCCGGGGCTCGCTATTACTATCGGAAAAAGGCTACGAGCTGGCGCCCACGTAGACCTTGATGGCGCCGGTACGGTCGACCAGGGTCCCGTCGCCGCGCAGGATTGCACGGAAAGTAACCAAGTCGCTACCGAAAGCGAAGTCATCCGACCTCTCGAACCGGACACCGCCGACCAGGCGGACGAAGTACTGCGAGAAGTCACCGAAGGCGACGGACTTCGCAGAGGTGGCCTGAGCAGGCATGAAGGGATCTGCCACGAGCGGCTTGCCGAGCAGGAGGTCCGGCGAGCCGAGCACGGCCGAGGGCTCCCAGATCGGACGTCCCACGGTGTCGGTGATCTTCCGGAAGCCGCCGATGGTCTTGTCAGCCGCGAGCCAGTAGCAGCTGCGGGACTGACGGTAGGGCGCGATGACCGAGTACTCCAGGTCCACGAGGTTCGCGTAGCTGGGAGCACCGGAGACACCGGTCACGGAGCCGGTCACGCCGGTCGTGGCGGTGGTGACGATGCCGGCGGGCTGGTTGGCGCCGGAGCCGTTCACGAGGTCCGTGCCGAACGCGTTGCCGAGCGCCCGGCCGGCCTGCATGGCGAGGTAGCCGAGCAGGTCCACGGCGGTGTCATCGATCAGCTCGCGGGCGACCTGGAGCATGATGCCGTACTTGTAGGCGGACAGCGGCTGCATGCTGAACGCCGGGTCGGAGGTCGGGAGCGAGGCGTTCTGGGCCGCGGAGGCCGCGCTGGAGTGCGCGGTCGTCTTCGGCACCTGCAGCGTCTCGCCGCCTCCGGTGTTGAGCACGGTGGGACCGCACTGCATGACACCGCTGACCTCGATGAGGTGCGCGATGAGCATGTCGTAGAAGTCCGTGGGGATGACCGAGCTGGCGCTGGTGGAGCTGGACTGGCCGGCCGTGGTCAGGATGCGGTAGTTGATCGGCCCGAGGCCGGGGTCACGCCGGATCTCCAGGTTGCGGGGAGCGCCTTCCTCGCCGCGCGCCCACTTGCGGATCTCCTCCAGCATCTTGTGCCCGCCGGCGGTGCGCTGGGCCTGGCCCTGCTCGGGCCGCTTGCCGGAGAGGGCGTCGAACGCCTCCTCGGCGTCCTTGGCCCGCTTCTCCGTGTCGAGCACGGCGCGGATGCGGGTGTCGAGACGCTGCATCTCCTCCTGCATCGCGTCCCACTTGCCCTGCTCCTCGTCGGTCAGGGCGCGGTTCTCGCCGGCGGCGTCCTCGGCGATCTTCGTGGCGTCGTTCCAGACGTTCTGCCTGCGGTCTCGGAGCCGCTTGGCGACTTCAGATGCCATCTGATGTGTCCTCTCTGGGTTGGCATCTGCACCGGCTCCGTCCTCGCACCCTCAGCGGGTGGCTACGACCACGGCACTTTTTTCGGTTATTACTAACTGGGCTGGCTAGTCCTCGTCAGCCCAGGGGTCTTCCATGTTGTCCTGCAGGGACAGCAGCGCCTGGGCGCCGGTCATCGCGGGCTTCGGCGCGGGCTTGGCGCGCTGCTGGTCCTTCGGCTTCCCGCCGTCCGCGGACGTGCGCTTGAAGAACTCCAGCACCCGGCCGTCGTTCACCCGGGAGCGGACCTCCTCGATGTCGCCCTGGACCCAGTTGGCCAGGGATTCCACCGCGCCGTTCATCGCGCGGGCGCCGGCGGTGGCATCCGGGTAGGCGGGGTCGAGCACCGGGGCGACGTCGAC